ATGACCATTCCTGCGCCTGCCGCACCCACCTCGACCGCACCGAAACAGAAGAGCCCCGTCGGCCTCGCCGCGCTCATCGTCGGCGCGGTTGCATTCGTCTTCGCGATCGTCCCCGTGCTGAGCTTCATCGCATGGCTACCCGCCATCGCGGCGATCGTGCTCGGCATCATCGGCCTCGTACAGAAGGGCCGCGCGCGCGGCTTCGCATGGGCCGGTATTGCCCTCGGCGTCGTCGCCTGGATCGTCGCTATCGTCGTCTCGATCTCCTCCGTCGCCGGCCTTGCCGGTGCCGTGAGCGAGGCGGTCGAGTCGGCCAGCGCTGCGCCCGTCGCTCCGAGCTCGATCGCCGCGCCCGCCGAGACCGCGGAGGCAGAGCCCGCCGAGGCATCCGCGCCCGCCGAGCCGGCTCAGCCCGCCGTACCGAGCGACTTCATCTCGGCGCTGGCTCAGGCCGAGAGCTACTCGAACATCATGCACATGAGCAAGGCCGGCGTCTTCGACCAGTTGACGTCCGAGTACGGCGGCCAGTTCACCCCCGAGGCGGCGCAATACGCCATCGACAATGTCTCGGCCGACTGGAACGCGAACGCCCTCGAGAGCGCGAAGACCTTCCGCGACAGCATGTCGATGTCGCCGGCCGCGATCTACGACCAGCTGGTGTCCGAGTACGGGAGCAAGTTCACGGCCGAAGAGGCTCAGTACGCCGTCGACAACCTCGGCTGACACACGTCGCCCGCGGACAGAAACGACGAAACGCCCCGGCGCTCGACCCCACATCGGGGACGGGCGCCGGGGCGTTTGTCATGCAGCCTTCGTGTAGCGAATCGCGAGAGTGAACGAACCGGGCGTCGCCGTGCCACCGAACCCGCCGTAGTCGCCACCGACGGCCACGAGCCCGCGAGCGGCGCCCGTGCGGAGCGCCTCGCGCAGACCGGCGGGCAGCGAGATCGATCCCGTTTGGCCCGACCCGATCGACCCCGACGACGCCGACTCGAACGGCCCCGCCACCGGCTGACCCGACGGCCGCTCACCGGCCGCGGTGCCTTGCACCATCAGCACAGCCGAGTTGCCGTCGGCGGTCTTGCGTGCGGTCAACACGGCCTCTTCGATCGTGAGCGCTCCGAGGTTGCGGATTTGGTCGCCGTACCCGGCGAACCCGCGCAGCTGACCCGACCCGTAGGCGTTGCCCTGGTAGATGTCGCTCGCGCCGCCGTACCGGCTCGCGTTCCACTGGTCCCACCGCCCGGCCGCGACGCTGAACGTGCCCGACGTCTGCGGGCCGATCGTCGTCGTCGCCGTGACGATCTCGCCGCCGGCATCCGGTGGAGGCTCGACCGGCGCGGGAGGCGGCTCGAGCGACGGGCCGAGCGCGATCACCGGGCGGCCCCAGTCGTCGAGCATCACCCACGCGGTGTCATCCACCTCGTAGGCACCTGCGACAGACGGGATGACGAACTGCGGCCCGCCGAACGTCACGGTGAGGGTGCGCCCGTCGATCACCTTCACCTGCCCGGCCGCGACGGGTGCCGCCGGTTCGGCCGTGCCGAGCACGAGCACCGGCCGCGCCGAGGTGGCATCGAACAGCACGCGCACCGGGGCGCCTGACGCGTAGCGCGCGGCCACCGCCGGCAGCCACACGTCGCCGCCGCGGATGCCGACACGGACGCGGCGAGATGCCGTGTTCACGTCGAGCACAGAGCCGGTCGACACGAGCGCCGTATCGTCATCCACCCCCGGCCCCTGCGGGGTGTTCCGCGCCAGCAGGCCGGCGATGTTCAGGGGGCTGAGATCGGTCACCCGGACACCCCCACATCGATGCGCATATCGCCGCCGTCAGCGGTCAGCGGCAGATCCCACGCGGTAACCCACCCCCACAGCGGCGGATCGTCGCCGCGGGCGACCGATATCGGGTCGTCGATCTCGACGCGCGGATCGGGCGCCAGGCGCACCGGCACCGACTGCGCCGGCCGCGACCCCGCCTCGAGCATGTTCCTCGCCGCGGCCTCTGCCTGCGCCTCGGTCTCGAGCAGGCTCGACGACCATTCCTTCGTGACGACGCCGTAGTCACCGTTGATGCTCATCGGCCCGGACGTCAGCGCAGCGACACCCTGCACGTCAGCGCCCGAGGTGTTGCCCGTGGATGCCACGACCACATTCGGCACGCCGACACGCGAGTCAGCCCGCGGGGCCGAGATGAGCGTGCCCCCCTCGCCGTCCTTCAGGCGGATGACGGGATTCGGTATCTCGGGCAGCGGCGCGCGGTATCGGATCTGCCCCCATGAGTCGACCCGCAGCAGCGCCGGCCACGCGTTCGCGATCTCCTGAAGATTTTCCAGGCGGTTCTTCGACCACGACATCGCGGGCGGACACGGCCGATCGACGAGCGCCGAGTCAAACGACACCCCCATGCCGGCGGGTGCGAGTCGACGCGCCTCCGTCATCAGCGACCCGACCGGCGACACGAGCGTCAGCATCTTGTCGTCGCGGGGACGCGCCAGCAGCGACTCAGCCTTGACCGAGATCGTGCCCTCGTCGTCGTCATCCCAGGACTTCACCTGGTATCGACCGATTCGGGTCTCCCACACCTGACTTGTCACGACCGACTCGACGACAATCGACACGTCCAGCTGCTGACCGAACCGCGCAAGCGGATGCCGCGCGTCTCCCCCGGGCCGCCAGTCGAACGCGTCGTCACCGGGGGCCGGGGCGGCGAACCGAGGGACCGTCAGCGACAGTTCCTCGATCACCTCCCGGTCAGCCTTTGCCGTCACGCGCCCCGACTGGATCGGGATCTGTGCGGCGAGGATCTGCCCCCCGAGCCACGACGTCACCCGCGCCCACCACACGGGCGAGCCGGCCAACACCTCATCAGGTGCACCGTCGCGCATCGATACCCCCTCTCACCCGGCCCAGTTGGCTGCGTCGAACTCATCCCACGTCGCGAAGATCTCATCGAACGTGCGCACGGCCGGGTCGGTCGACGACCACACCCGGTTACTCAGCGCCGCGTCGAAGTCATCCCAGACGAACACCACGAGCGCGGTCGACGGCTGCGGGTCCGCGATCTCTCGCACCGTGAGCGAGAACCGCCGCCACGTGTCGAGCCCGTCAGTAATGAGCTCGTCTTTCCACGAGCGGACGAGACCGATCACGACCGTCTCGAGATCGCGCATCCCCGGATTCAGGCGACGCACGATCGGGCGCCCCGTGCGCAGGATCTCCGTCAGCGCGACAGTCGCCGCGCCCTGCGTGTCGAATGTCCATGAGTAGGAGAACGACCCGGCTACGTCGAGCCGTGCAGCGGGGTCGCTGCGCCCGGCGATCTCGAACGTCGAAGACCGCGGCTCCGCCGATCGTTGCTCGGTAAGCGACGCGATCTCGACCGGCACGACATCGCGGCCGTCGAGCGACTGCACCACAGCCACCCCGGCCGAGTCGACCGTGACGGGGGCCGCCGCGTAAGTCACTCCTCCGACCAGCGCCTGATAGGTGATCGGAGTATTCAGCGGCGTTCTGTTGTCGATCAGCAGAACCACGACACCCGTCGACACGCCGACGCCACCGGACACACCTCGGCGCACCCCGTCGCCGGTCGTCGCCACGACCTCGAACCGCTGCCCCGCCGGCACCCCGCCCAGCGTCAGCTGAACGGGGCGCGGCGCGGCAGCCGAGAGGAGCGTCGCCTGCAGCGTTACAGCCATCTCGGATCAGCCCCCCATCGCGGTCTTGATCGTGTTCTGCGCACCCTTGACGATGAGCGGGTAGACCACCTCGCCGATGAGCCGCGCCAGCAGTTCGACATCTTCCCGAGCGATGCGCATCGGGCCAGAGGGAGCACCTGCGCCAGCACCGCGCGACGCCTCGATCGCGACCCGCTCCATGCGCGACGCGACCTTATCGACGGGCTCGATGTACTCACGACCGCCGGGGTTGTCACCGACTACGGCGAGCATCGGCCCCATCGTCACACCACCGGTTGCCAGGTACGGCACCTGCGGCAGTGAAACCCCGAACGTCTGGCCGCCGACGATCGGCACCCATGACGGGATCGTGACCGAGATTCCGTTGATAGCCCGGATCGCCCCGTTCACGAGACCAATGATCGAGTTGATGGGGCCACGCACTGCACTCACAGCGCCGTTGAAGGCGTTCGAGATGAAACCGCCGATCGCGCCGAACACGTTGCGGAATGCGTTCCCCACCATGTCGACAGCCCCTGATATCGCGTTGAACACGGGCGAGATGATCGAGTTATAGACCCACTGCACGGCCGAGGCGATCCCGTTCACCGCGGGCTGTATGGCATTGCCCCACAGCCACGCGAAGACGGCTCCCACGGCGTTGATGACCGCTCCGATACCCGCCCCCACGGGGACGAGAACGTTCATCCACAGCCACGCGAATGCCTGCCCGATCAGGCCGAGGACGGGCGAAACGACAGCCTCCCACAGCCACGTGATCAGCGCGGCCCAAAGGCCGATGTAGATCATGATCGCGGTCACGATCGGCAGGATGATCGTCTGATAGAGCCACGTGAACACCGCCCCGATCGCCGCGAAGACGGGCGACAGGACCGTGTTCCATAGCCAGTTCCACGCGTCACCGAGCCACTGCGTGACGGCGCCCCAGTTCTGCCAAAGCCAGATCCCCGCGGCGACCAGCAGGCCGACCGCGACGATGATCGCGAGGACTATCCACGTGATAGGCGACGCGAGCCAGGCGGCGTTACTCGCCCACTGCATCGCCGTCTGGATTGCCTGCGCAGCGGCGTACACCTTCATCGCCCCCGACACAGCGATGATGCCGGCAGCGATGACCCCGACCACACCGCCGATTGCCAGCAGGACGCCCGTATTCTGCGACGCCCAGTCGGCGAACGTCTGCAGACCGCCGATCACGGCATCGATGGCCGGCAGGAGCGCCGCGCCGAGATCGACGGCGACCATCTGCAGCGTCCGCTGCATCTGCTCCCACGACGCCTTCGGGTTACCCGAGACGGTGTCGGCCATGCGATCGGCCGAGCCCGCGACGTCGCCGAGTGCCGTGTCTACGCCCAGAAGCGACTCGAGGAAGGTCGGAATCTCGTTCACGCCGAGATCCTCGAGCGGCGTACCGAAGAGACCGATGGCCGCGTTCGCACGAGCCACGGGATCTTCGATGCCCAAGAGGCCGTTGACGACCTGAGAGAACCCTTCACGCCCCTGCTCGCCGCCCGCGAGGATCTTCGCCGCCATCTCGGATGCCGACAGCCCCGCGGCCTCGTACGCCGCGACCGACGTCGTACTCATGTCGGTGGCACGAATGCCGAACTCCTTCACCGCGTCGCCGGTCTTGTCGATCCCGTACATGCCTTTGTCGGCCGAGGCGAGCAGCGCGCCCATCGCCTCTTCACCGGACATGCCGATCTGCTGGAAGAACGGCCCGTACTCGTCGACCGCGTCGAGAATGTCTTCGCGTACCGCGGGCGGCACCTTCTGCAGCGTGGCCGTGAGCAGATCGAGACCCTCCGCGGCAGAGGATGCGAGACCGGTCGAGAGCATCTGACCGACCACCTGCGAGATGCGGTCGGCCTCGAGCTCGAACCCCGACGACAGGGTCAGCACCTTCTCGGTGATCCCCTGTATTTCGTCGGCGCTCGCGGTGCGCATGCCCCGGATCGAGCCAACAACGCCGGCCGTCGCGGCCTGCACTTCCTCGAGCGACCCGCCGAAGTTGCGGGCGTACGCGTTGCCCGCAGCTTCACCCGCATTCGCCGCCTGCTCCTCCGTCAGCGAGAGCGAACCGGCCAGCCGGTCGACCCCCGCTTCGGCCTCCGCGAAGGCGACCGACGCGCCGACCCCCGCCGCGCCGATCGCGACGAGCGTCCCGGCCGCAACCTTCGAGCCCTCCCCCAGCGCGTCATTCCACGCGTCGAACTTCGCTTTCGACCGGTCGACCTTGTCGAGCGATTCGTCTTCGACGAGCAGCCGAATGATCAGATCCGTTGCGGATTTCCCTGCCATCCCGTCACCTCCGTCTCTTCAGTTCTTCGGCCTCGTCGGCGCGCTGCTTTGAGATCGCGTCGCACGCGAGCGCCAGCTGCGCCCACATCTCGGCGGGCAGCGCCCAGATCCGATCCGGCGTGAGCTCGGGCCAGTAGTCGTGTCGGCAGATCAGCAGGGCGCGCTTGGCGACCTGATCGACGAGCCACGGCTCGCGCTCGTTCAGCGCCTCGAGCTCGGGCCAGGGGGTCGCCTCATCCGCCGGGCGGGCGCGGCGGCCCCGGCCGTTGCGGATTACTGAGGGTCCGGGGTCTCCTCACCCTCCGGCTCCTCGTCGCGGGCGTCGCCGGGCTGAGCGATGATGGTCTCGATGTTGTCGAGCTCGGCGCACGACTTGAACGTCACGTCGTGCCCGGCGCGGCGCAGCGACGCGAAGATCGCGACGGCGGTCTGCATCGACGTGGTGCGCATCTGACGCGCGTACTCCTTGCGGTTCCACCCGGTCTCCCGCTCCACCTCGGCGGTGTCGAACAGGGTCGGCTTGACGACAGGGATCGATGTCCCGTCGGTGAGTCGGATCTTTGCCACGGTTGCTCCTATGTCTCTTGTGCGGCGCGCGTGATGATGTCTTCGGTCGCGCGCAGCAGCTGCTCGCGCCCCTGGATGACGGGCGCGCGGAAGAATGGTTGGCCGGCCTGGTCGACGAACTGACCTCGGCGGCCGAACACGGGGTGACGAAACCGGCGCTTCTGCCAGAACTTCGCCTTGTTGAAACCGTCCGCACCCTTCGGGCCGGTCGTCTTAAACTCGATCCCCTGCCGGGTCTTGCCGGCGACGATTCGGAATTTCAAGCCGGCCTTGATCTTCGAGCGCATGCCCGTCGACCGGCCGCCGCGCTTCACGTCGCGCTCGGCGTAGGTGTTCTGCTTGACGGTGTAGAACTTGCCTTTGCGCTTCGAGTGCACGATCTTGTGTCGAAACCCCGTCTTCACGAGACCGCGGGGTAGCTCCCCGTCCAGGACCGCCTTCTGCGCGTCGATGACGGGCGCCCCGAGGGCGCGAAGTTCCCGCCGAACCGGCGTGCGCACGGCCGGCGGGAACTCACGCAGCTTCGAGATCAGGCGACGCAGCGACTCCGGGTCAGGGACGGCGCCCGTCGCCTGATCGCTCACACCAGCGTGTCGAGCGTCCGATAGACGATCGTGATCGGCTGCGCCGAAACCCCGTCGTCGAACACCTCGAAGTCAGCCGACAGCTTGATCGGGTTGCCCCCGTCGGACGCGGGCACCTCACCCTTCAGCCGGAACGCCGGGATCGCGATCTGCAGCATGGGCTTGTTCGCGCCCGAAACCGCGACGTTGTGCTCGAACGTGAGCAGCAGCGAGATCGGCGTCTGCGCGAGGTACGCGTCGCGCAGGGCGTTGTCGGTGTACTCGGCGGTGATCTTGCCCGAGATCTCCGGGAGGCCGAGCAGCGGCGCGCGCGAGCGCAGGCCCTTGCCGCCGAGGTTCCACCCGTCCGAGTCCAGCGAGCGCTTGATCGACAGGCTGATGTCGACGATGTTCGCCGCGGGACTGCCGGTCATCGACGCGGGCGCCGTGGCCGTCGGCGGGGTGAGCGCGCCGCCCGTGGTGACCGCGCCGTGCACGAACGTGAACAGCGCGTCGTCCGCCGGGTAGCTCGCCGCGGCGGCATTGAATGCCGTCTGCAGTTCCCGCGCCGTGACCGACAGCTTGGCCTCGACGAACCCGCCTTCCTTCGCGCTGAGCTCGATCGAGTCGAACGCGCAGCCGGTGAAGGTGTGCGGGTAGGAGTTGACGCCGCCGAGGGTCGGCAGCACCTCCTGCAGCGTGAACGTCTGCACGGGGTCGGTCGTCGAGATCGTGTGCACCTGCTGATACAGGGCCGGCGTGGTCGACGGGACGACGGTGTTCGTCACGGCGCCCAGCACGGCATTCAGCCACATGCCGAACCCGCGCGTCGGGACGTCGAACGCGACATCTCCCGAGCCCTCGAACCGGCCGATGGCGTTGCGGTTCAGACGGTTGACGTTCTTCCCGGGGCGCAGCCCCTTCGACTGAATCGTCTTGACGTCGTACTTCATCTTCGCGTCGGACTCCGCGAAACGGGTCGGCGCGACGGGCACGCCGTACGTCGTCTCGCGGCCGATCCCGACCGTGAAATCAAGCTGCGTCGTCACCGTCGGTCACCTCCTCGATCTCGGGCTCCTCGGCGGGGGCGAGCGCCCCCGCCGTCGCGGCCTTCGCCGCGGTGTTCACCGGCTCGTAGTTCGCCACCTGACCGGCGAACAGCGGCGCGAGATCCTCGCGCACCTCGAATTCCTCGTCGGCCTTGATGACGCGGCCCAGCGCGGGCACGTCCAGGTCGCCGAGGGGGGACACGTTCTTGAATCGGGGCTCGGCCTTCGCCATAGCTCCCCCTTCCGTTTCGGGGTTGGTCACGTCGGGCGCACCTTGTGCGCGCACACGAACTCGGCTTGGATCTCGACGACGTAACCGCCGCCTTCGGGGTCTTGCACGCCGGCCGTCGACATGCGCCCCGGGAGGCACCACAGGACCGCGTTCCCGAGGGTCGGGTCGGTTTGTGCGATCTGCGTTTGGATCTCGGCGAGGATGCCGTAGGCCTCGTCGAACGCGGCTCGGCCGTCGGCGACGGGATCGCCGGATGCCGCGACCCACGCGCCGACGGACACCCCGACGCTGATCTCTTCGTCGAACGATCGACGCGGGCCGAGCGTTGCGAGATTCGGCGTCGCGCTGACGTCTTCCATCGCCACCCACCGCACCGAGCCGATCGCGTCGGGCGGGGCGTAGTACCGGTCGATGTCGCTGCCCCGGTGCGCGGTCGCCGTGTTGATCGCCGCCCACACGCCATCGCGGGCGGCGAGGATTCCCGTCGCCTGACTAATGCCGCTCACGAGCGGTCGCCGTAGAACAGGCGAGGCGGGTACGGCGCGAGCCAGACCGCCACCTTCGCGGGCATACCGACACCTGCAGGTGCCGACGGGTCAGCCGACTGCCCGCGCGCGTTCGTGCCGCCCTTCGTCTGATTCCACATGAGCTTTCCCCACTCGCGGGCGCTCATCGTGAACTCGGGCGGCAGGGTGCCGTCGCTGGTCTCGTGGCGGAATTCTTCGATGTGTCGACCGGTCGCCCGGTCGATGAGACTGCAGACGGTCGCGGCGAAGAATTCGAGCTCCTCCTGCTCCGTCTGCGTGAGCTCAGCTGATAGGCCGATGGCCTTGCCGAGTACGTCGCTACTGATCGGCCATCCGTCAGCCACAGCTGCCCCTCTCTCTCGAACGTGAGGGCCGCACCTATCCCGGTGCGGCCCTCACGTTCAGCGGTCACTCGGCGGGGTAGGTGTAGCCGTTCGCCACCAGCGACGCGGCCTCGGCCGCCGGGACGGTGACGGTGCGCCCGGCGCGCGGCCAGGGCTCACCGTTGCGCAGGCCCGAGATCGTGAGAGCCATCACGAGCTCGACGTCGCCCTCGTCGGGTACCTCGTCGTCGTCGGCGGTCGGGTCGAAGGCGGGCGATGCTGCCTTCGATGCCGAGTCGGCGAGTACGGATGCCGCGGCGGCGACGTCGGCGACGGCCGGCCCCTGACCCTGCGACGGGTCGACGTCGCCCTGCGGCTTGACGTCGACCGTCACCTCGGGCACGGACTGCCCGGCCGGGTTGGTCGCGGTTTCACCCGCGGCGACGGCGACGAGCGGGGCCGGCTGATCGGCCGCCGTCTCGACGGCCGTGTCTTCGCGAACCTCGCCGGTCTCGGCGGGGACCGACTGCGCGTCAGCCTTCGTGGCGCGGGCCATCAGGACGCACCACCCGCGAAGTGCTTGATGGCCGAGGCGTCCATGAGACGGCCGTCGGCGCGCAGCACGCCGCGGAACGCGACCTGATCGGTACCGAACAGGGCGTGGTCCGAGCGCTCGATGCGCAGGTTTCCGACGGTGCGCACCCAGTAGCGGGAGAAATCGCCGTAGAACAGCGACTTGGCACCGGTTCCGACGCCCGCGATGAACGGGTCACGGAACAGAGGCGCGCCGAGCAGGGTCGACGGGGCACCGCTGAGAGCGTTCGGCTCCCAGAGGTAGCGGCCCGAGGCGTCCTTCTGCTTTCGGACGGAAGCCACGGCCGAGTTGGACGCAACCCACGCGGCGTTCGCCTGGTAGGGCGCGAGCACCGATTCCTGCAGGTCGATCAGGTTGTCCCACGACGGGGCGCCGCCGACGCCGGTCGCGCCGGTCACGCCGACGGTGGTCGCGTTCGCGATGCCCTGCGGTGCTCCCGTGCCCGAGCCGGTCGCGAGATCCTGGCCGAGCAGGACCGATACGTTCTCGCCGATGAGCTTGTTCGTCAGGCCCTCGATGTCGATCAGGGAGTCCTGCACGAGCTCGGTCGAGATGCCGACGAACTCGCCGAACTTCTTGGCCCCGAAAGAGATCTGGCCGAAGGTCGGGTCGGTGCCGCCGATCTGCGTCGCCTCGGGCACGGCGACGGCCGCACCGAAGGACGTCAGCCGGGGCAGGGTGACGGTGTCGCCCTTCTCGGTGACGAACACGTACGCGCCCGCGGCGAAGATGCCCGAGAACTGTCGCAGCGGCTGGATCAGCTGCGCGAGGTAGGTCTGACCCACGGTGTTGCCACCGGCCAGGGCGGTGCCGACGGACAGCGCGCGCGCCTCGGCGTGCATGATGGCGCGAACCTCGTTCGCGTCGGGGATGTAGTCGAGGAATTTGGTGTCCCCGTTCAGCACCCCGCGGATCTCGTTCGCGAACTGCGCGACGTCGGCGGCCGATCCGAAGGTGGAACGGTTGCCGAGGAGGTTGCCGGCGAAATCGGCGGCGCGCTCCTCGATCGTGCGCTGCTGCACGAGCAGCGTGATCCGGTCGTCGAAATCGTTGTAGGCGCGCTCGAGCGCCTCGAACTTGGTCCGCTCGTCGGCGGTCAGCGCGCGCTCGGCGGCGACGTCGGCGAGGGGCTTGCCCTCGGTCTCCCACGCCCGCTTCTGCTCGGCGGCGAGGGACTTGATGCGCTCCTGAATGGCGGTCATTCGGGTGTGTCCTTTCTCAGATCCCGCGCTTGCGGGCTCGGTTGGCGAGGGCGGGATGCGTCTCGCGGGTCATGGCCGCGGCGCGCTTGGTCGCCTCGGCCTCCCACTCGCCGGGACCGGCGGGGGAAGGGTGCAGGGACGCGCGTACGGCGTCGATGTCGACGGCGCTGCGCATCTGCGTGGTGGCCGCCCAGTAGGCGGGGTCGGCGACGGGTGCGACGTCGCTCAGGGTGGAGCGAGTCACCCGGCGCACGAGACTGCCGGCGGCGTTCTCGCGCCACTCGACGTCGAGCGCGTGGAATGCGAACGACGAATGCCGGTAGTCACCGCGTTTCGCGAGTGCGGCGACGTCGCGGCCGGCTCCCGTGTCGGGCAGATCCACCTCGTAGCGCACGCCGACGTCGTCGATGTACAGCCGCAGGGTGCCGGCGTCCGTCGTGCCGAGCAGCAGTCGACTGTCGTGCTCTGCGCGCGCGATCACTCGCGTGTGCAGAGCCATGTCGACGCGGCCCTCGGCATCCGGTGCGCCGAACGCCTCCGGTGCGATCTCCTCGAACCATCCGCCGAGATCGCGAGAGGGCGAGAGGAACACGACCGCGTAACCGGTCAGTACGCCCACACCCCCCGACCCTTCGGCGGCGGCTCGGAACTCGGTCGGTTTGTCGACGACGCGGCGTTCGAGCTCGGTCATTGCGTCCCCCCTTCGGGCATCTCGACGCGCGACGTCGAGTCAGATTCGGATTCGGATTTCGTGGTGGCGTACCAGGCCTGCCACTGCTCGATCTCGGTCGCGTCGATGCCGCGGCGGCCGAGCTCGCGGCGCGCCTCGGCGAGCGTGAGCGTGCCGTTCTTCAGCTGCTCGGTGATCGATCGCATGTACTCGAGCAGGCCGGGCCGCTCGAGCCGCGACAGGTCATAAGTCAGTTCCTGCCCGAAGGGCAGCACGTCGCTGAACGCTGCCTCGGCGCGCCCCGAGACGCCGCCGAGGGTCTTGATACGGAACAGCGTCTGATCCATTTCGCGGTTCGAGTACGTGCGGGACGACCCGGCCTTGCCGCCGACCTCTTCCGGCGGCACGCCGAAGATGATCGCGATTTCCGTCGCGGATGCCTCGATGGTCTGCAGGAACTGCGCCTCTTCGGGCGTGACCGTGATCTTGCGGTAGTCCCACTCGCCCGGCAGAGCGACGGGCTTTCCCTCGGCGGCGGCGCGCACGAAATCGTCGCGCACCTCGGCGAGCACCTCGCCGCCGACCTTCGCCGTTTTCGCCTGCAGGATGGCGGGCGGCATCGACGACTGCTTGAACCACCGACGCCCGTACTGTCGAGCCAGGTCGGCCCACTCGAACGACGCCGCGAACGCTGAGATAGGGGAGATTCCCCGCACGGTCCCGGCGCGCAGCTGCTCGCGCACGTGCAGCAGATTGCCGCCCTGCGAGACGAGCGTGACCGGCGTGCCCGCGACGCGGTACTTCGGCGCGAACGGATTCGACTCGTCGATGCTCACGTGCTCGTCGGCGATCCACTGGCAGTAGCGGCGATCGTCGTCCACCAGCGCGAACGCGTTCCCGCGGGTCTTCAGTTCCGCGACCATCTGCACGCGGGAGTCCCACACCGACAAGGTCGGCGAGGGCTTCGACAGGATCAGGGGTGTGTCGACGATCTCGCGCTGTCCCCCGCGGGTCTCGGTCACCGTGACCGTCGCCTGCGCCCACTGATCCGTGATGTACCGGATAGCCGCATAGGTGGCCGCCTGCCGCATCGCCCCGCCTCGGCCGAGCCCCTGCCACGCCGGCCCGAACACGTCGGATGCCGTTATGTCGCGGGTCTCCGCGGGCCGCGTGAACAGGCTCACGAGCGGCGCCCGACCGGCAGCGGGTGCACCGACAGCAGCACCGCCACCCCGGCCACGACGAGCGCGACGGGCAGCGACCACAGCGCGAGACCGGCAACGATCAGCAGCACCCCGACCACCTCGAGCACTTCCACGCGGAACGTCAGCAGGAACGATCGCAGTACCGCCCACGCAGCTGCGAGGGCCGCGCGCGGCTTCATTCGGTCGGTCATCCGGCCTCCTTTGTCGTGCCGTTCGCGGCGCGGAACGCTGCGATCGGGTCATATGCGAGATCCGGCAGGAGCTCGGCGAGCATCTGCCGGGCGTAGGTGACGGCGACGAGCGCCGAGACGGGGCGCATCGACTTGCCCCTGATCCACTTCCAGCCGGCATCCGTGGCCTTCGTGCTCGCCGACTTCAGTGCCTCGGTGAGCTCGTCTTGCCCGAGGTGCACGACGTCGTGGTTCAGCACGGCATCCAGCAGGCCAGGGCCGGCGACGGCGATGTTCGCGGCCGTCATCACGCGCGCATCGATGCCCGCCTCGAGCAGCTTCGGCAGCAGGAACCCGGCCGCGCGGTGCTCGAGGTACACCGGGCCGGGCGCTTCGGCGACGAGATCGACGATGCCGGGCACGTCGAGCCCGTCGTCGCCGTCAAGAATCCAGTCAGTGCCGGGCGCATCGGCGAGCACTTCGAGGTGCATTTTCGCGTCGGTGCGGATGCCGGCGACGGCGATCGACGCCCACGCCGATTCGGGCGCGACGTCGATCACGTACACGACCTCGTCGCGCGCTACCTCTGACCCGGGGTCGACGACGCGCTCGTGCTCCCACCGTTCCTTCGGGATCTTCCACGTTTTCTCGACGTCGTCGCTCCACCAGTTCAGGAACGGCCGCAGGAACCCGCCCTGCATCGCCTCTCGGAACGCCGCGATCTTCGTCTGATTCGTCGTGTAGCCGAGCGCCGGCATGCACCCCCACCACGTGAGCGGGTCGTCGGGATCGGCCCCGTCGGGCGCCGAGTATTCGACGTACATCGTGCGCATGCGCTGCGCATTCAGCAGCGACGGGTCCGCCCGGAGTAGATCGACACGGGCGCGGCCCGCCTCGGCTTTCTTCCACATGAACGGCGACTTGGTCTTCGACTCGCCCGCCGTCGAGATCCACAGCGACTGGGCGTCATCGACGGCCGTCGTCGCCGGCATCAGCGCGGCCTCGAGACGGTCATCCTTCTGCGCGAAGATCTCGTCACCGACCGTGAGGCCGAGGGTGCCACCGTGGCCGGCGTTCTCTGTCGGCGCGTCGATCGACCATTTCGAGCCGTTCAGGAACTTCATGTGCTCGCCACCGTTGGTGAGATTGAGCGTGTTCCCGGTGCGGTTCCGCTGCAGCAGCTGCCCGAACGGGGATGCCGCGATGCGATGATGCTGCTCCTCCTGCAGCTTCTCGAGCGCCTTTTCGCGTTTCTGCGCGATGTACAGCAGGTACTGCCGTTCGGGCCACATGATCATGCGGTGCACGCCCCACGGCAGAACGATCGACGTCTTGCCCGACTGACGCGGCACGATGATGACGATTTCCGAGTACCACAGCAGGCCCGTCGCCGGGTCGATCTCAAACGCGGTCTCGAGGATCTCCCGCTGCCACGGCATCGCCGCCCAGCCGAGCAGGCCCATGATGTTGACGACTTCGTGCGCGATCGTCTCGCGCGCCGGGTTACGGGGGGTCGCCCACCGGGGCCGGGTTTCCACTCCCGCCGGTACCCCGGATCGCACCCACGAGGGCGGCGAAGGCATCAGCACCGCCAGCACCCCCGGAATCCTTGACGTCGGCCAGCACCTTGCGCAGCGCCTCAACGGTCGACGCGAAGTAGCGGGCGTTCGCCGGGTCGTCGAGCGCGCGCGCACCGCGGAACACGAGCTCGTGTCGCAGCCGCGTCGCGGCATCCTTCGCCTCGGGCAGCGCCTCGCGCGCCGCTCGCTCGATCGCGGCCGACGGCTCGAGGATCTCGAGCGGGTCGACGCTGTCTCGGTGAATCCACCCGGCCGCCCGGATCGCATCGGCCGCGACAACCGACGCCGTCGCCGAATCGCCGTGCGCATCCCACAGCGCGGACTCGATCAGCTGGGCGAGCTCGTCGTCGGACGCCGGTCGACGCACCGTGAGGGCGGTCCGCACCTGATCGTCGAAGTCAGGCGCACCGACGGACACCACCACGGCACCCGTCGGCCGGGCCCGCTCGACGCGTCGCGATTCGCGGGCACTTGTAGGGCGCTTTTCGCGTGTAGGGCGCGCCCTCACCTCGGGCGCGGGCGCCGACTCGGCGACCGGTCCGCCGCCCGCGGCCACACGCTTGCGCTCGCGGTAGGCGGCCTGGTCATTCGTCTTCCACGTGCGGCATTCGCTGCACCGGCAACCCGCGCGATACCGCGCCCGCGTGCCGTGGTCGGCGGTCTTCGTCGCCACGCCAGACCACCTCCGCTCTGCGCCTCGCTGACGCGCCGAATTCCGACGACGCATCGCAGCGCGCGGCGGCTCCGTTCGGCCGTCTACGCCCCCGCCCGCGCCCTACGCGCCCTACACCCTGAGCCGGATGAACCGGGGAGAGGGATTTATGGGCGGGGCGAGGGTGAGGAGGGGTGCCGGGGGGTGAAAAAAATCGAACCGAAGACCGGCGGGTGCCGGCGGCGTGCGGTGCTCATGGCCGTGCAATTGCCGCCGACACCCGTCAGCCTTCGATCACTTCACGTCTTCACCATCACCACGACGACGACCAGCATTCACCCACCGCGACGAGCGGGTGCCACGCGCCAGGCGAGGGGCACGGTCGCGCCTACCCGAGTTGCACCCATAGTGAGCAGGCCTCAGGTTGGATGGCTCCCACGTTCCACCCTGCGACGCGGGCAGCACGTGATCCAGCGACGGCCCCCACGGATGCCAGGGCCGCAGCCCGTACACCACAGGGCGACGACACAGCCAGCACACCGAGCCAGGCGGGCACACCAGGGCCAGCAGCGCCGCGTACGCCGACGCGCTCAGCTTCGGGGCGTGATGAGGCATGCCGCCCCCTCCCCCCGCGATGTCAGACCCCCGGCGTATCTTTCGACGATGGACCCCCGCCCCGGCGCAAGACTCGGACGCGTCGACACCGACCGCGAGCTCACCTACCTGCGAGCAGGCAGTGACCCACCGTGGGAGCGCCCACACCGCGACGGCGTCGATGTCACCGACCACCCCGCAGCGTGGACGCCCTACCAGCGTGAGCGCCGCTTATCGTTCGAGGCCCGCGTCGCCGACTACCGACAGCGCGGACTCATCGACCCCTAACCCTCAGAGCAAGCCGAGGGCGGTCAAGTTCGCCAGCTTCACTCGACCGAATCGCACGGTCCCGATCGTGGGCCACAGTCGCAGGTTCACGGCCGTGGTGCCCGTCGGTACCGGGATCTCCATGTAGAACGTCCGGGCTCCCCCGGTCTCGGCGCGAGCACTGATGGCACGGGCGACACTGTACGGCGATCCGCCCGTGAACCGCAGTTCGACGCTCACGCCCGTTCCATCGACGTTCACCCACTCGCCGGCCAGTGCGAGCACGTCACCGACGGCCCACCCTGTGATGCCCGCTTGCTGCAGGTAGTCCGTGGACTGGTCAGCGGTGATCGACTGCCAGTTGCCGACACCGTCGGCGCGGGGCGTCAGCGTCCCGGCGATCAGGCTGCTATTCGTCCACCCATCGGCGTACCCGTCCGCGTTCGTGTCGACCTCGAAGAGACCGTTACCGGCGAGCAGGTTCGTCGTATCCCCGAGGTTGGCGAGCACGGGCGCGGGGCGAAGGTCATCGGGCAGGCGCGTGACGTTGTACGCGGCGATGGCATCCTGCCCCGCAGCGTTCGGGTGCGTGCCGTCGGCCGTGAACCCCGGCGCCCAGGCGCCCGTAGCCTCCACCCCCACGGGGGTGAACAGGTCGATGTAGTCGAGGCCCAGCTGCGTCGCGAGGGCGCGCAACCACGTGGTCATCTCTCGCAGGCGGGCAGCGACGGCGGGGGTGTTGCTCGGCGGGCCACCGCACACGATGACACGCTTACCCCGGAACAGGCACTGCTCGATGATCGACCGCACGTTGCGCTGCTGCTGCGCGAGCGTCAGCACGGCCGGGTCATCGTTCGGCGTCACCGCCTCGATCACGACGATGTCGCCCCGCTGCGTCAGCACGTCGGCATTCATCCGCGCGAGCATCGCCGACGTCGAGTTACCCGCGATGCCGGCGTTTCGGATGCGCAGCAGGCGCATGCCGCTGAGCTCGCACAGCTTCGAGAACCACGATCCGCCGTACCCGGACGCCACACCATCGGATGCCTGCGCGATCGAGTCGCCGACGATGGTCGATCGCTGCGCACGGGAGCGCCGACCGGACAGCGAGGCCACCACGTCGGCGGCAGCCTTCGCGGCCTTCTCCGCGTCACCCTTGTGCCCGAGCGCCGTCGCCGCCGACTGCCCGGCCGAGAATGCCGAGGTGCCGGCGCGAACGGCGTCGATGTCCGCGGCATCCGCGGCCGTCGACGCTCGCCCCTCGGCAGCCTCGGCGCGCGCGACGAGCGCAGGCGACACCGACGCCCCGTCTTCGCCCTTGTCGCCCCGCAGGGCGGCGTACACCGAGATATCGACGTCAGTCGACACCACGCGCTTACGCTGCACCAGGCCGATCGGGATCGACGACCCCACCTCGGCACCGACACGACCGACGACGAACGTACGACGACCCCCAGCGAGTGTGCCCGCGATCGTAAGCTGCGTGCCGCGCTTCGCGGATGCCGTGACCGACGGCGAGAACGTCACCGACAGGATGCCCTCGACCGCGCGCGACACGTCGACCGTGCCGACCCCGTCGCCGAGGCGGGCGGTGAACGCCCACGCCGACAGATCGACCGGCTGCTGCGACGTCGTCGACACGACCCGGATATCCCGGTACCACGTGTCGCCCGGGTACAGGTTGACCCCGACGACCAGCGGCTCGACAGGCGACGACTCGATCAGCTGCGCGTTCACGGCAACTCCTCTCTTCGATGCGGTCAGACGTCGCGCAGGATGCGATCCCACGCGCGCGCCCGCACCGCAAGCGGGAACGCGTCAGCCATGTGCACAGCGCCCGCGAGGTTCGGGTGCAAGCCGTCCTCACCGAGCATGGCCGCGGCGTCCCATCCCCCATCAGCGTTGACCGCGAGCACGTGCGCGCCGAACTCGGCCGCCGTACCGTCGATCGACGAGAGCAGGTGCGCGCGCAGCGCCGGCTTCTGATGCGACGCGGCCAGCACGGGCGGCGGCTTCACCAGGAACACGAACGGGGGCCGGGCAGCCTGCGGCAGCAGCGCATCGATGATCGCGGCAGACCCGGCGACGCCGTTCTGATCAACGGTCACCGTCACGATGCCCTCGGCGAGATCCGGCAGGCGGATAGCGAGCGGGCTCACGCCCTGGCTCGCCCCCTGGTTGCCCTCGCGGGTCGTCTGCACCGTCTGATCGTCCAGCGACTGCACGGCGACCACCCGGGCGCCCTGCCTGATGCGCAGCGTCGCCCCACGTCCCGCCGTGAGCGCCACACCGTGACAGAGCAGATAGCTCGTCCCGGCGGGCACAGGTATATCGACCTCGAGACCGTCGTGCACGCCGATGCTCGCCGTACCGCCCGAGGCATACGGCTGAGGCTGGTTCAGCATCCACTGCTGACCCGACGCGTTCGGGCGGTACGTCCACCCAGTCTCCTCGACGCGAGCGGATGCCGACGCGATCGCCACCATTGCCCGCAGGCTCTGCGAGATCGCCGCACGGTTGCCCGACGTGTCCGCGTCGATCAAGTTGTTACCGCCAGCGTTGATGATCAGCACGGGCGCGTCGCCCGGTGTCCAGGCGTACCCGCCGCCGGATGCCGCCATGAGCCACGCGATATCCTGCGCGTGCCACCCGGCACGACCCCGGTTCACGAGCCCGGCGAACCCGAGTCGCTCGGGAAGGTAGTACGGGTACGCCATCGCACCGTACGACCCAAACTCGATCCAGCTGTCTCCGCGAAGCTGCGCGGTCAGCGCGGCGAATGACTCGCGGGTGTCCAGCATCCGCGGCACGCTGACCTCGACCGTGCCGACACGGGTCGACAGCGGCGCGAGCGACCCGCCCACCGCGGCGTCGACCATCGCCTGCGCGGGCGCCGTCGCGCGATCGGCGGCGGCGACCGCCTCGTCACGCGCGCCGATCGTCTCGGCGTAGACGGCCTCGTTCACGACGAATTTCGTCGTCGGGGTCTCCACGAGCGGGGCCGCGAGCGTCAGGTCGAGCGGGGCCGCCTCGGTGTGCTCGGCCGTGACCGTCACCTGATAGGACGACGGTGCGACACCCTCGAACGTCAGCGTCACGACCCACGAGCCGACGACCACCCACAGGCCGCGACGGCCCGACGGGTCCACGACGAACCCCTCGGCATCCACCGTCAGCACGAGCGGCTGAGCGACGGCCGTCGCGGGAGGCGTGGCCTCGGCCATCCGAGCGACACCCTTCGGCGTCATCCGCACCGAGCCGCGCGCCGCGACGCCCGCCGGCTCCGCCCCCGCGGATGCCGCAGCACCACGGGGGCTCAGGAACCGACCCACGACGAACCCATACGACTCGGACACCGCTACCGCCCCTCAGAACTCAGTACGACCGGACACGCCCTTGATCGCGGCGCGCCCGCTCAGCACGGGATACCGCACGCTCGCGCGGATCGGCCTGCTGCACGACCAGCGCCTCGACAGGCGGGAACATGCGCGGCGGATCGGGCACGATCGCGAACGACACGACGTCGTCGAACCCGGACGACATCAGTCAACCTCGAGGTACTGCACCCGATCGCCGTCATACGACGACCCGTGCAGGTTCGGCTCGAACACCTCGATCAGATTCCGCGTGAGCGGGATCGTCACGAGCACGACGTCGAGCGACAGCCCGCGGAACTCGGACGCGAGGAACATGATCCGCAGCGACGCGATGTGCTCGGAACCGATTGCGGCTTTGGCCGCCTCGGTCACGGCCTCACGGTCGACGTGCGGCACACCCGGCCAGAACACGCCGACGTGCAGCCCGGTCAGCGGGGCCACCCATTCGGGCTCCCGCTCCTTGCCGAAGGTCGCCGCGCTCTCCTCGGGAGCTCGCTCGGCATCCGCCGCCTCGGCCGCGGTCGTCGCCGCACGCGCGCGCGCGAATTGAGCGAGCACCTCGTCGGGAAGATCACCCACGTGAGGCGCGGCCAGCGTGCCGGCGTTCACGATCTGCAACGCGCCGACCAGGATCGACGCGACGACGGTCGCCACCTGCACGATCAGCGACGACGTCTCGGCCGAGAACAGCGAGAACGCGAACCCCGCGGCACCGATTGCCCCGCCGAGCGCGTAGATCGCGCCGCGGCCATTCGTGTTCAGCCATGTGAACCGGTCACCCGCGCGAAGCAGGATCAGGCCGAGCGCGCCCTGTACGGCGAGCAGACCGGATGCCGACAGGTCGAGCAGCGCCGACGACTGCGCGTCGGTCACCGCGCCGAGCACCACCAGCAGTGACACCGCCGATGCGACCAACGCCTGCAGCGCCTGCCGTCGAGCGTCGGTCATCCAACGCGCCGATTCCGAAAGGAAATCCCTCATCCGTTCTGCCCCTCTCCGTCGGCGCCCGCGCCGCCCGTGTTCTCGATCTCCGACCACAGCCGGTCGTCGACCTCGGCGAGCTCGTCGACCTTCCTATACAGGCCGGCGACACCGACCTCGAGACGTTCCGACGTCTCCCCGAGCTCGGCGACGCGAGCCTCGGTACGACGAACCGCGTCATTCATCGACGTGCCCGAATTTGGGTGCAGTTCGTGGTGAATGGCTGCCATCTGCGCATCCGTGCGATCGATGAACGCCGGCAGCCCCTTGACACTGTCGAGCACCTGCGCGGCCGTGATGACACCGCGCGCGAAGGCGAGCACCCCCGAAGGGATCGACCGAACGACCGGCCACACCTTGCGTACGAACAGCCACACGCCGAAGGCACCGCCCACGACCGTAGCGACCGCCCCGGCGATCTCACCGAGCGCCGAGGCGGTCAGCATCAGCTGCCCTCGCGGCCGACGCGGTCGCGGCGATCCTGCTCGTCGTTGACGGCCTTCGCGATGCGCGCCAGGTCGTCGGCGTCGAGGTCAGTGACCGCCTGCGCGAGCAACGGCCCGAGCACCTTCACGAGCTCCGGGGCGAGCGCCTTCACGTCGACCGCTGCGGCCGGGCGGCCGAGCAGTTCGCGTACGAGCGTGCCCGTGTCGGCGGCATCCTGGATCTGCAGCACCGGGCGCAGGACGTTGTCTGCGTCGGGGCGCAGAACCGGCGTCTTCAGAATGTGATAGACCGAGCCGGCACCGCCGAGGTAGTTCGGATTGGGGGCGTCCGAGCCCCCGAGGTACAGGTGCGCCGCGATGTTGCCCAGCAGTTCACGGTCCTGATCGGTGAAGCTCACGTCTTCCTCCTCTTCGTCTTCGTCCGGGACATCCCGGAACGGGTCGTCGAAGTCGCAGACGTGCCACGGCTCCCAGTCGAATACGCCGGGGGTCAGGCCGACCTCACGGCACGCGGCATAGAACGCCTCACGGCTGCCCCACACCCACAGCCAGTTCGCGAAATCGATCGCGATCGAGTCGCGGCCCTGGTACTCGCCGCCGTGGGATGACGTGCCCTCCACGGCCGCGTCATTGCATCGACCGCGTGCGCACGCCTGCTGACGAGCCAGCTTCTGCCACAGGCGGGGCCGGTAGCAGTTGTAGCCGGGCGTGATCGCGAGCGTGCGCCCGCGGCGCTCCTCACCGATCTTGATCAGCCGGGCCACCTTGCGGGCCGTCGATCGGGGCAGCAGGTGCTTCCACTCGCCGTCTTCGTTCCGACCCGATCCGATCTCGATCAGCAATTCGCCCGGCAGCTCGCCGTTACGGAATCTCGCCACGATGACCCCCTATCCGATCAGGTATCGCAGCGGGTCGAGGCCGACCTCGAGCGTGCCGCGGATCGTCTTGTCAGGCTGGAACAGCAGCGTCCCGTTGGTCTGCAGGCGGATGCGCGCGAAGGTCGTCGACAAGATCGCCAGGGTCAGCACGACCGGCTTAGCTGGCAGGAACGCCGCGGGGATGATCTGTCCCATGCTGTACGTCGTGCCCGCGTCGAACGTCGCCAGAGACGACACGACGATGCCTTCGCCGTTCGCGTAGCCGCGGTCGGCTCGCAGCATGGGCGCCGAGTCGGACGCTGCGGAGTACGTGACCCCCGATACCTCGCCGAGGCTCGGCGTAGTCGGCGCGTCGCCGAGCCACTTCGACCCGTTCCACCACAGGAGAGCGTTCGGCAGCGCCGCCTGATCGCCGTACGACAGCAGGCCACCGTTCGCCGACGCCCACGTGTTCGCAGCCGTCTTCGATGCGAACTGCAGGACACCGGACACCGGCAGGAACACGTTCCCGTCACGCGACACCTCGAGCGAGTGCATCGCCCGGGCATCCGCACGTGACACGACCAACGGTCGAGACGACCCCACCGGCAGACTCGCCGTCGAAAGCCCCTGTACCAGCTGCGTGCGCGCCGTCGCATTCGCCACCGGAACCACACTGCTGACAGACAGGAGGCCCTTCGCGAGCGCCGCACGCGACGGCTTCTCCCCCGCGCCGAACGACTCGTTGCCCTTGATGTCCAACACCACAGCGCGCCCCCTTTCGGTTGTGCAGGACGGCCGCCCGCGGATAACCCACGCGGACGGCCGCCCCTCCTCACCACTCCCACCTCACAGGGAGACCAGCGCCCGACGCCCGCCGGGAAGAACTACGCCCCGAACCGCTCGCATCCTGCATGGGCCATGCATCCACGCGGCGCCCGTATAACGCGGCGCTCGACGACGTGGCATGCGGCATTTGCGTGTGCAGCGGAGTCGGTTCGAGGCGAGCCCCCGCCGGATAACCGACACACGGCGGGAAGACTCAGGCGCAGGAACACCGAAGGCCCGAACCGCTGATCGGTCCGGGCCTTCGTGTCAACTCTTGCGCAAGCTCACCTTAACAGCCCGCCGCGCCACACGGAGGGCGTTACGACCCCTCCCGACAAAACGCCTTACGCGGCGCGGCCAGGCCCCGGCCCCGGATCGAATGCGCCATCCGCGAAGGCAGGCCCCGCAGGCGCGACCGGCGCGAGCAGCCGCTGACTCCTCGGAAAGCCGACAGGATTTCGCCACCGGACGACCACGCGCCAGAACGCATAGTCGCCGAGATCCTGTGTCGACGTCCCGCACTCAGGGAAGTCACACACCAGCGAATACCCCATCTGCTCCTTGACGCTCACGCCGCCTTCTCCCCTTCTGCCTCGGCATACCGGCCGCCCTCGTCGCGGACGTTCTTCGCCGCCGCCATGCGATCCTTCACGGCGAGTAGCGCCGACCGGCGGTAGAGCGGCGTCGGCCGCCCGGCGACGTAGGCGGTGCGCTCGGGCTCGATCTCGCCGTCCTTCCGCCACCGCTGCAGCGTGCGCAGCGACCCCGCCACCGCCGCCGCCTGCTCGCCGCCGAGCAGCGGGTCGCCCGCCTCCGCGATGGGCCGCGCCGTCGACTCGTCGAACACCCGGTCGGGCCGCAGCGCACGGGATGCCGTCAGCGCCTCCTCGGCGGGCTGCTCGCGACGCTCCGCGCCCCACTTGTCGAGCGCATCCTGCACCGACCACGCGACGCGCACTCCGTCGTCGTCGGCCGGGTGACGCTCGAGCAGCAGCGCGGACAGCGACGCCACGTCGTCTTCGTCGGCGAGCCACTCGTCGAGATGAGCGAGGATGCCGGCGGCGGCGGCCTCGGCGTCGTCGAACGCCTCCGCAGCATCCGACCGCGGCCACCCGCCCGACGGCGACCATCGCCACAGCCCCTTCTGTAGAGCGTCCGACGCATCGATGAGATCCGCCGACGCCGGGGCGGGCGCCTCGGGCGACGCCGACCCCGTGCGCCGTGCCCGGTCCTCGTACACGATCGCCGACGTCGGATCGATGAGCGAACGCATCCGCCCGATCAGATCCGGCACCTCGCGCAGCGCGAACCGGAACCGGCCACGACACCTCGAGCACACGAGCGTGCCGCCGACGGTCGGCTCGGACGCGCACCCGTCGCACGGGAACTCGTAGTGCTTCCCGTCGTAGACCATGCAGTCAGCGAAGTGCACGCCCTGCTGCGCACACCCCAGGATGCAACCCGTCATTGCCCCGCCTCCTCTGCCACCTTGCGCATGACCATGCGGCCACCGCGACGACGCGATACCCACACGAACGTGCACCCGAGCTCGCGAGCCCGCTCCTGCGCGACCATCACATCGATCTGCCACTCGTAGAGCTCCACCCCGAGACGTCGCGCAACGTCTCGCCACCACTGACGGCGGCGACGCTCGCGACGGATCGCGCGGCCCGCGTGTCGACGCTCCCTCGATACGCCCATCAGAACGGCATCTCCCCACCCGAGGCATCCCAGGCTCCCGAGTTGTCGACCGGCGCGTCATACGGTGCCGACGGCCGCGACGACGAGCCGGCACCACGGGATGCCGCACGCGTCACCTGCGCCGTTGCGTAGCGCAGCGACGGGCCGATCTCGTCGACCTCGAGCTCGAGCGCCGTTCGGTTGTTCCCCTCGCGATCCTGGTAGCTGCGCTGCACGAGACGCCCCGTCGCCACCACACGGGAACCCTTCGACAGCGACCCGGCGATGTGCTCGGCGTGCTCACGCCAGGCCGAGCAGCGCATGAACAGCGCTTCGCCGTCCTTCCACTCGTTCGCCTGACGGTCGAAGGTGCGCGGGGTGCTCGCAACGGTGAAGTTCACGACCGACAGGCCGTTCTGCGTCGACCGCAGTTCGGGGTCCGCGGTCAGGTTGCCGACGATCGTCAGCGTGGTCTCTCCGGTCACCAGCCCATCCCCTCATTCACGAGATCGGCCATCGACTGCGCGCTGCCGATGCTCGTCGCACTGACGCCGCCGAGCGCGATGAGGTTCGCGATGCGCGTCTGTTCGACGAGCGCCAGCGTTGCCTCGGCCTGCGCCAGAATTGCGTTGTCGCGCACCGAGAAATCGAACTCCCCCTCGGCCTCTTGCTGCTTGTTCGCCCACTCGATGCGCTGCCGCGCCGCGGCTGCGTGGTCGATTCGTTCTGCGGTCATGCCGTCCTTCTCTCGTTTCGATCTCTCAACCCGGCGGCCCACTTCGCGAGCCGTCCGCGTTCCTTCTCCTGCATCTCGGCAATGAACCGATCAGCGTCCGCCACCGCGGCTAGGTGACGTTCCCGGGCCGCCTGCTGCGTGCGGCTCGCCGCCCGGTTGAGCGCCCGATGGAACTCCTGCTGCACCCGGTCGGTCTCCGACCCCGGACGCTCCCGCATCGCGGCGGCCAGCGTCGGGCCGGCCTCCCTCAGCGCGGCGCGTCTATCTACGGGCCAGCCCCATTCGTCACCACTCTTCGCCGGGCTCATCCGACTGCGATCCCCACTCGACGAGCTGATCGGTGTACCGCTGCTGCGCGAGCCACTTGTCGTGCTGACGTCGGGCCGTGCCGCAGGGTCCGCAGTTCTCCCGGCGGCCGTTGGGATGGTCGACGCACCCGATCGGCGGGGCATCCAGCAGCAGCGGCCGGCGAGGCGGTGCGGCCCTCTCGGCCCGCTCCCGCCACGCGGCCCACTCGCCCTCCCGCTCGGCCTGCTCGGCACGCACCCGCGCCGCCGCCCGCTCCCTCGCGCCCTCTCCCCCCATAGCCGCGGAATTCCTCGGAACCCCCCGCGACGGGGGCGGCGGGATCTCCGACGTCGCCCCGCGGGTATCGGCCTTCAGCGGACGCCGCAGCGCCAACACCTCCGACCCCTCGTGCTCGTACCGGATCAGAAACCCCGACTCCTCGAGCATCAGGACGTGCAGAATCACCTGCTCCGTCGCCGCCTCCCCCGGGTAGATCGCCGCGGCGATCAATTCCGGCACCAGCGGGCACCGCCCCTCGACGTCCGTCGCCTTCGTCCACAACCCCAGCGCGGTCGGCTTCGCCTCGTGCGGCGCCCTCAGGTACCCCACGAACTCGAGATCCGCCCCGCTGATCCGGCGCTGAACGCTCCTCGTTGACACCCGTATCGCTACCTCTCGCAAAACCCTTGAAACACAGATCGACCGCCAACTGCACGTAGTGCTCAGGCACGCTGAAGCACTCGGTCCAGCCGCGGCCGTACGGCATCAGCGACCACGCGTCGAGTTCAGAGTCGAACGCGTCGGGGAACCACCGCCGCAGCTGACGCAGCGCCTCCCGCTCCCAGGTGGCGTCCGTGCCGCGCGCGAGCACGAGCACGTGACCACCGGTAGACGTCATCGCGTCGATGCGCGCCCACTGCGACGTGCGGCCCACCTTCAGCACGGCCCGCTCGGGCCAGTAGATGACGTATGTCATCGCGAACCGGGGCATCATGCCGCACGCCCCGCGAAGACTTCCCACGCCCGGGCGACGCCGCCCGACCCGGCGAATATGTCGGTGAACTCGTCCTGCGGCTCAGCCCCGAGGAAATCGAACATCCACCGACAGAACGCCGCCGGCTTCGCCCCGACGACGCGGCCAGGCTCAGTCGTGCGAGCGCCGGGTCGGTAGGTCAGAACGTCGATCCGTCGTCCGTCGACGCGCGACGCGTCGGCGGCGGCCAACCCCGACGCGTCCGCGGCCGCACCGCGCGACGCGTCTCGCTCGACGTCGGTCACGACGGGTCGCGTTTCGCCGGCACCGCGCGACACGTCGTGCGGATCCTCCGCGACGCGTTCACCTGGTCGACGCGACACCTTCTCGCCCGCCATGATGGAACGCGACGCATCCCGTCGACCACCCCAGTAGATGACCGGCTCCCACGCGTTGAGCGGGCCCGCGCTACGGGTCGGTCGTTCGCCGCGCACCCACGCGGCGACGCGCGCACCGGGAGGGCACAGCGCGAGCACTTCCTGCAACGCGCGTGCCGACGTCGACAGCGCCCACCCGTCGAATCCGTCGAGCTGCTCGACGAGACGCCTGTGATCGACCTCCCCGGCGAAGTCAGGGTGACCGCCGTAGTACCGGCGCGACAGCCCGGGGTAAGGCGGGTCAGCGTAGGCGAGGCGCAAGACGTCGTCACCGCGGGCCCCCGCGACGCCTACGCCCGAATTGAACCGGTGGCGCGCCTGACGACAACGCACCGAGCAGCACACCGAGTCGCGACGGGCGGTCGCCGGGATCGGGCCGCGGCACCATGCGCACGCACGATCGCTCATCGACGACCCCCTCGGCCGCGCGCCCCGGGGGCGGGCGCCGGCACCGGGGGTAGCCCGAGGCGCACCCGCTGCGTCTTGTGCGAGTCGGTCACCTTCGAGCACAGCCCGGCCGCATCCAGACGCACCGCCGGCTGACCGCACAGCTTGCACTTCGGGTAGTCGCCCTGCATCCGGTCGATGCGGGCCGACGTCGCCGCCCACTCCCGGCGCAGGTGCTCACGGCGACGCCCATCGATGTTCGACCCGGCGTCATCCCACCCGCCGCGAGGCAGCGCCGCGACCTCGGCCGTGCAGCATCCGAGCTTGCACCCATTCGTCACGACGCCCACCGCTCCTCCTCCTGCACGGCGACCCACTGCCGCTCGAACTCCGCATACGTCACCCGCGGGAACTCCTCCCAGTGCTCGACGAGCTCGGGCGACGCGTACGCGTACGCCCGCACCGCCGGCCCCATGAACAGCGACACCGCGTCGATCCCCCGTCGCCGGCCTCGATCGTTCAGCAGGGCGCCGTTCGTCGCGATCTCCGCCCGGGTGTACGCCGAATGCAGCACCCCGTCGAACGCCTCCCGACACTCGCGCCATACGGCGAACGCCTCCGATATGACGCTCACGCACGCGGCCCCTCTCGAGCGCGCGGTGCGTCAGCATCCAGTCCCGGCTCACGCCGCCATCTCCTCTTCGTCGGGCTCGTCGGCAGGCGCGTAGCCGCCGTCGTTATTGAGTCGCACCCATCCGTGCAGGGCGTGCAGCATGGGCACGTCGACCGGGCGGCGGATGCCGATCCGGGCGACGCGGAACCCGAGGCGCGCGGGCACCTCGTTACGTGTGATCTCGCCGTGGCATCCGGCGACGCCGTCGCCGCAAGTCAGGACACCGTTCGCGGCGAGGGCGAGATAGGCGCGAGGCTGCACCCGACCCTTGCTGGCACGCTTCACGCCGCCCGCGCCGCGGTCCTCTCGGTGATGCAGCGACCAGCCGCCGGGGACGGGGCCGCGCCGCTCCCACACCAGGAACGCGCCGCACTTCGCGCACCGACCGCCGTCACGCTCCCAGATCAGCGCTACCGTCGTCGGCTTGAACTCCCCCGGGCCGGTCACGACGACCGCCCGGCGATCGACGCGGCGACCAGGATCAGGCTCACGACCAGCGACGTCGAGAACGTCGCCACCGGTCGACGATGGCCACGCGTGATCGCGATCGTCAGCATGCCGACCGACACGACTGCGAGCATCAGCGCCATGACACCCACGAACGCGAAGATCACAGTGCACCCCCCTGCATGAACGGGAGCGACCGCGCGAACACGTTCAGCCCCGCGGCCGAGCCGGGAGTGCGCCAGATCAGCAACACGCACCCGAATGGCGGGCGGTCCCCCTTCGGCCCGATCACGGCGTCGGGGCGACTGAAGCGCATGCGACCCGGGAGGAACTCGGTTCGGAGAGGTGATCTCGGGAGATCCCGGGCAGGCTCGACGAGCTCCTGCCACCAGCGCTGCTCGGGTCGGTTCGCCGGCAGCAACATGACGATGCCCCGAGAGCCCTCCCACTCGCGCCATGCCTTCAACACCCACGCGTGCAGGTCTGAATAGGGCGGGTTGCACCACACCCGCTCCCCCGCCCACGACTGCGCGAGGCCGTCGTCGGCGCGGGTGAAGTAGCGGGGCGCCTTCGCGTTATGCGCGGCGGCGGCGACATCGAGCGTGAACGGGGCGCCGAACCGCGCCTCGAGGCCGGCGACGAACGCCGGGTCGGTCCCGCGGTCGTCGACCTCGTCGAGCGCGCCGCGGACGCCGGTCTGCTGCGGGTGATTCTGCGCCTTGAATCCGGTGAGGGTCATCGGACACCCCCGCGGGTCTCGGGTGCGGCCAGGCGGGGCACGTGCGCGGCGGGCGGGCGGGGCACCGGGCCGGGCATCGCGGCCACCTCGGGCGCATCCGACACCCCCCACGGCAGCGCGCGTACGAGCGCCTCGAGCTCTGCGGCCTCGGCATCCGACAGGCGCGGGGCGGGCTCGCCGTCGGCGGGCTCGACTGGCGCGGGCGCGGCGGCGCGGGCGCGCGGCTTGCCCGGTTCGGGGCGGTCGCCGATGACGTCGGCGAAGGCACGGGCGAGCGCGGCGCGCAGCACGTACGACTCGAACCGCTCGGTCGGGTTGGCCTCCCACACGTCGCGCCACAGGCGGCCGTCGTCGGTCGTCACCGTCTCACCGGGCAGTGCCTCCACCCATCGGCGGTAGACGACCGTCTCGACGCCGTCGCGGCGCACCGTGGCGCGGGCGGCGGCGGGCGGCTCGGCGTGCAGCCACAGCGGCACCCACACGTCGCCGTCGGCGGTGAACTCCACCGGGTCGATCTCGAGGCGCGACCTCGTCGACAGCGCGAGGCGCGTGTACTCGGCGAGGGTCTGCGCGACGTCGTCGACCGGGGCCGGCGGCGCGGGCCGCTCGGCACCGCGCAGGCGGGACGCCCGCGTCTCGATCGGGATCTGAATGTCGTTGATGGTCGTCATGTCGTCAGCCCTCCCAGGCCCTCGTTGTGGTCGTAGACCGCCCAGTTCGGCGGGATTGCCATCTGCAGTTCCTGCGGGTATCCGGGCCACTCGCCCGACTCGATGCCGGCGGCGAACCGGCGGCGCGCCTCGGCCGCCCCGGCGTAGCCCATCTCGAGGTACTCGCGGCCGAGAACGAACGTCGCCGTCAGATAGGGCGGCTCCTTCTCGACGACCACGAACACGAACTGGTCGACCTCGCCGCCCGCCGCGGCGAGGGTGTCGAGGTAGTGGCCGACCTGGACGTGATAGCCGAGCTCGGCGACCGTCTTCGAGAACTTCACGGGCGTTGCCAGCCCGTGCTTCGTCTTCAGGTCGACGGCGAAACGGCGGCCCGACCCCGTGCCGAGGTAGTCGAACCGGCACCGCTGCTCGACGCCCGTCTCGGCGTCGTGGGAGAACACCGACAGTTCGGCGTCCCCCTCCTGCTCGAACATGACGCGCGCCATCGCGTGCGCCAGAACCGATTCCGCCATCGCGTCCACCTCGGCGATCTCGGGTGCTTTGAGCGGGATCGCGTTCGAGTCGCGAGCGGCGGCCACCCAGTCTTTTGCGGCGACGCTCGAGATGGCCCGGTTCGGCCCTGACAGCAGATCGTCCGGGATCTCGACGACGTCCCACCCGGTGCCGAGCACCTTCGCGTGCACCGCCGAGCCGACGTCGTACGCCTTTTTGTGCGGCGGCTTGTTCTGCATCCAGTGCGCGAACCGGGCGGGCGCCTGCAGCAGCTGCCGGGCACCGGTCGACGAGAGCGCCGAGTGCGCGTGATAGATCACCTCGTCGAGATCGGGCACGAACCCTTCGAGCGCGGTCACGCGTGACCCCCTCGGCCCGAACGGTCGCGCCACCAGCAGACCGCCAGCACCGCGAACAGCACGCCCGCGATCGGCAGGCCCAGCTGTGGCGGGAAGTAGTCGGGATTCACGGCGCGCCCACCTTCGCGACCGGCGCCCACGTGAGGCCGCAGATACACGTGTGATCGCCGCCGTGGTCAACCTCGGTGCGGCACATGTGCGTCAGCGTCGAAAGCGGCGCGTGCTCGCGCTGATCGGTCGCCGTCGCCTTGCACCGGTACGCGGGGAACGGCACCGGCTCGGTCTTCCCTCGGCCGTAGAACCGGCCGGTTGTCGGATTGGTCATATCGACTCCCTGAGTCGTTTCGGGCAGCACGGAACATCGGCCGTGTCGCCGAGAGGGGTGAGGTGAGTGGTTTAGCGGGCGAGCGCCCAGATTTCGGCGCGGCGGGTGCCGGTCGGCCCAGGCTTGAAAGCCGGGGTGCGGGTCAGCCACCGCTTGCGTTCGAGCTCGGGGCAACAGGACCGCAGTCGCTGATCCGAGTAGGTCGAGCCGAGGCGTCGACCCCACGCGATGACTTCGTGCTCGGCGAGGGCCGTCACGCCCTCGTCGCTGGCGATCTCGAAGATGGCGAGCACTTCCATCTGCGATCGGGCGAGATCCGTGTCGGCGACCGCCTCGGCCGAGGTGACCGGGTCGGCATCCCGAGTGCGCAGCGTGACGCCCATCAGGCGATCACCCGCGTGAAACCGTTCGTGCGACCGGATGCCACCACGGCGACGACCTCGGCGAGCTTGCGGGCCGCGTAGCTCGACGCGTGCGCGTACTCGCGATCGAACCCGTCACCCCCGAGGAGGCTGTGCACGGTGGCGAGCGCCATACGGTCGCGTTCCATGCGCAGCACTTCGACGTCGAGCGCGGTCACGGATGCATCGACGATGCGGCGGGAGCGGGCGATCACGCCGCGGTGCGTCGGCGGCACAGCTGCGGGACGGTGGCCGATCGGAGTCCCGGTCTCGGCGACGCTCACTCGGTCACCCCCGTGGGAAATCCGACGTAGGCGAGGCGGGAGAGCAGAGCCCGGGAGAGCGCGAGCGTTTCGGTCGGGGTGAGGTAGCGGACGCCGTCACGCATTTGCAGGACGACGACGCGCTGCCCTTCGAGCGTGGTCGTGTCGATCGTGAACGTCTCGCCGTCGAACGGGGCGTCGACCACGAGAGCGACGGGACGCTCGTCGGTGAGGATGTTTTCGGTGGGGTGCGGCATGAGGTGGCCTTCGGGGTGAGGTGGGGCGCGGGTCAGGCGCTGCGGCGCAGCGGCGTGACGTTGGTGACGGCCTGGTGTGCGCACTTCGCGCCGGCCATGTAGGCCGACAGGCAGCCCTCGGAGATGAGCCAGCGACCGCCGTCGACCCGCTGCGTGCCGTGCAGGGTCTTGTCGACGAGATCGCGGCGGATGGTCACGACGTGACGGCGCGCGATCTTTGCGGCCTCGGCGGGCGTGTACTGCTGCTCGAGCACGTCACGCCGCCTTCGCTTCGACGAACTCGGCGGGCACGTACTCGGACGGTGATACGCCCACGGCGCGAGCCACGCGCAGAAGTTCGCCCAGTGTGAACTCCACGTGACCGTCGATCTTGCGGCCAAACGTCGAGTTGGGAATGCCAGCCGCCGATGCCACAGACGCCTTCGAGCGGCCCGCGCGCAGAATGCTGGCTGCGACCTTGTCGGCCGTCAGCTTCGCCAGTGAGTGATCCATACGGGTAGATTACGTACCCAAACGGATCATGTCAACGAAGCAGCTACCCCTATTCGGGTTGATTTATGATCCAAAATGGCGATAGTGTTACCCGCATGGATCAGTACGTGGCCGCCGCATCCGCCGAACTGCGCGCCGCGCAAGGGCGAGCGAAGCTCTCGAACGTCGCCCTAGCCGCGAAGTCAGGAATCCCGCTGCCCACCTTGCGCCGCTACCTGAACGGGGAGCGCGACACGCCCGTGTCTGCGCTATTCCGTATCGCGAACGCCCTCGGCGTCGACGCCGGTCGATTGCTGAACGACGCGGCCGATCGCGTCGAGGATGCGTGACGGAGTCGTGCCCAACTCAGATGCCAACGCCAGAACTTCCCCCGCCGTGAAACGCATTCCCATTCCCCCACTCGAATATTTGTTCGATCGTAACTCAGGGGTCAGACACTGATGGCCTGGACCGAGAAGCTCCCTTCTGGCCGTTACCGCGGCGCTTACCGCCTCCCGAGCGGCGAGACCCGCTACACGCGCGGCGGCACCTTCACGTCGAAACGCGCAGCGAAGGACGCCGCTACCGCGCTCGAGGTGAAGGTGAAGCGTCCGGGATGGCGAGACCCGCGCGCATCCGAGATCACGTGGGGCGACTGGCTCGAGCTATGGACGCCCGCCCGCCAGATCGAGCCAAGCACGAGCGACAATGAGGCCGGGATGATCGAGCAGCACCTGCTGCCCCGATGGCGCGACGCGCCCCTCTCGACCATCACCCGCCACGACGTGCAGGCGTGGGCCACCGGACTGATCAAAGAAAACGTGGGCACCGAGGCCGAGCCGCGCTACCGCAAGTCATCGTCGGTGCGCCGGTATCTAAACGTGTTCGTTTCGAGCATGACGGCCGCGATCGACGCCGAGCTCATCGACACCAATCCCGCTACCCGCATCAAGCTGCCGCCGGATGCCGAGGGGCATCAGGTGTTCCTGACCCGCGAACAGTACGCCGCCCTATCGGCGGCCGTGCCGAACGCGCACGATCGCGCCCTGCTCGATTTTCTCGTGGGCACCGGCCTTCGGTGGGGCGAGGCCGCGGGGCTGCACCTGCACCGACTAGACCTCGAGCGCGGTATCGTCACCGTCGCCGACGTCACCGACGGCCGCGAGATCAAGCCCTACCCCAAGGGCCGCCGCCAGCGGCACGTACCCCTGCTGCAATGGGCCGTCGATTATCTCGAGGTGCCGCTGCCGCGCGACTGCGGCGTGCCGCACCGATCGGGGCGCTGCCCGTCCGGGCTCGTCTTCCCCGCGGCGCGCGGCGGTCTCCGCGATGACCGCAATTTCTATCGCCGCGTGATGCTCCCGGCGCTGAAGGCCGCCGGGCTCGAGCACACGGGGGCGACGCTGCACGATCTGCGCCACACCTACGCATCGTGGCTCGCACAAGACGGCGTCCCTCTCGGCCGGATCGCTGAGCTCCTCGGGCACCGATCGATCACGACGACGGAGATATACGCCCACTTCGCGACCGCGCGCGCCGACGACATCGCCTACGCGATGCGCGACCCGCGTGGGGCAAACGTGGGGCAGATTGTCGCTGCGCCGGGCATCACTCCGCTGCGTCGCGCTACGCGAGAATGACCCTCTGATCTGGCATATGTCCGCTCACACTGCGTGACGCTTCACGAGGCTACGCGGTCTCAGGGTCATTCACACGGAAGAGGTCATCGGTTCGAGTCCGGTATCGCCCACACCACAGAGGCCCGGAATCACGCGGAAAGCGGAGATTCCGGGCTTCTTTCATTCATGGCTTCCAGGTTTGGCGTGTGCGTTGTGTGTGACACGTCGGGCGGCGACGCATCTCGGCACCCCCGCGCGATGGCAAGTTGAGTCAGGTCTTCGATGGACGGTCCACCCCGGCGCCAAGCGCGTGCAGCGGCTTCCTGCGCGGTCATTCCGTCCAGCATCACGCCTATCTGATGGACCATGCGGCGGACCTCAGCGAACGCCCGCTCACGGGCAACGCTCTCGCCGTCCCCGATCATGCCCGCTCAGATATGAACGTCATCACGCGGCGGAGCTCACGGGGCGTCAGGGGCCTTCCGTCCTCGTGTATCCACGAGGTCGGAGCGCTACGAACGATACGGCCGCCTTGGTGGCCCGGAATGTCTACGCGCCCCTTCACCACTCGCCCCACCCCTGGCACATCCACCCGTTCATCAGACATGTGCGAAGCCTACTCAGGCTTTCGGGAGAACAGCCGGGCGGAGGCTCCGTCCGTGGTGGACCGGTTCTCGGCGTTGAGTCGTCGTGCGGCTTCGACCGGTGGCCACGATCGCGGCGCCGGCCGATGCGATGACGACGGGTGCCCGGACTGTCTGAATGGGCGCACGAGGGACGCGCGCGCCGTCCCGCGCCCGCGCGCGGGTCGACTGGCTTCGCAGCCGCGTTCGTCCTGCCTCGCAGCGCGGAATGTGCGGGTAAACCTCAGCGCCTGCCTATCTCGAACTCCGCTTCATCGAGAGATGAGGTTGAAGGCGGTTCGGAACCGTTCAAGGATCTTGAAGATGTTGAGCGCGAGGTGCGTCGCGAGCCAAACAACAGGAGGCGTCCACAGCCATGCGAGTCCGACCAGAAACGAGGGTGCCGGCTGCACTGAGGGCGTGACAGCCCCAGCAGCGACCGCCAGCAACACCACTAGCACGACCGCAACGAACACCGTGTAGGTGATTGTTGCGCGCAGGTCTGAGATTGTCTCCATCAGGCCGTGAGCGTTGCTGAAAGACTTGCCGTCCTTGCGCGCGGTGACCGCGAAATTGAACACCAGGAATAGAAGGCCGAAGAGCAGCGCAGTGAAGACGGAGAGAGCGGTGAGGTATGGAGTGAATGTCGGGATCTCGACGCGGAGGGCGAAGAAGGGGATGGCCGCCAGCGTCGGAAGACCGTAGAGGCGGATGCCGACCTTGCGGCGCGCCCGTTTCGCCGCGGCACCAGAAAGAGATGTCCATGAGTCGCGATAGTCGCGGAAGACAGTTCGGACTTGGCTTGGGATCAACGGCATTGCGGTCACCCTCACCCTCCATATCTAGGGGTCTTGCTTCATTTTTCCAGAGGCCACTGAGCGGGGAGCGCAGCTCCGATCCCTCGCAGGAACTGAGCCGACGTCGCGTCCCAAGCTTGCCGTAAGGGCGTGTCTAGCAATCGGTCAGAAAACTCGTAGACCAACTGGGGGACTCGGTCGCCGGCTACCACGAAGGTCTTCTCTGGCCGGTCCTGCCCGAACGATACCTCTACCCTCCGACTCTCGTACTCCGCGCGGTCTATCGGCAACACGGATTGCAGGTCCGCCTCAAGCTCCGCGCTCGACGGGCCCTGTCGGAGAGCGTCTATCTCGGCGACTAGCGCGCGCCACTCCTCCTCATCAGCAACGGTGAACGCGTCGCGGGGGGCCGCTTTCAGCTCGCGGATCACGGTGCCGTCGCGACGGTGGGTCTCACCCATCACCTTCCGTCGCGCTTCGAGCGGCGCGATCTTGATTAGTTGTCGCAACTCTTCCTGCTTCCGCTCCAGCAGTTCGAAGATTCGATCTTTCAGATCTCCGTCTCGAGCAGTGAGACCGGCCCCCTCGGCAGAGACGCGCACGGTCAGATCTTCGACGGTCGACGGGTCGTGTGCGGAGTCCAACGGTGAGAGTACCTCGGTCACTCGCATGACCTGCTTGCCTGCCAGCTCGGCCCGCCAATCATCAGTCAGTGCGAACCCCTCCACTCTCACGCCCATGAAGGTGCGGGCGGAGATTTGACGCGCCACCAGCCGGTACAGCAGATCTTTCAGGTGGCGGCCGCCAATCCGTTCGACGAACATGAACCCGTAGTAGCTGTCTCGGGGTACGTAGAATGCGGCGCGAAACTCGCTCAGCAATGCCTTGGTCGTTCCCGCTTCGACCGACTCGAGGCTCTCGACGTCCAGCATCTCCCCCGGGTTACCGACGGGGCCGCGCCGCATCTTGAGATGAATGCTTCGACCTCGACGGATGAATGACTTGAGCCGGTAGCCCTCTGCCAGGCCGTCATTCCGGTAGAACGTGTCGCCCAGGTCTTTCAGTTCGCGTTCGACCTCGAGAAGTAAATCCAGACCGTCGGGTCCAAACTCACCTAACCGCTGCAAGTAACGCGGCCGGTTCGGCGGAGCGATCCGAATCAAGTACGCCAGATACCCGTACGCAACCACGCATAGCCCCCAAAGCCGTTCCAGTCCCGAAACCATAACCGTAGCCGAGACATGCCCAGGCCCGGCCCTCGACCGGCTGAGGGGCCTACCACGACGAAACGCCCGGCCGGCCGCTCAAGATGCGCCGGCGTCTCGGGTGGTGTCGGGGGTTGCCCGTACGTTGGAGGTCGGTGCTGGGCGCAGGGCCTGGCAAGTGAGGAGAAGCATGAACCTGCTGGAGACGAAGGAGAAGGTGCAGAAGGAGTTGTTCGAGGCGATTTCTGCCCAGATCGCGGGCATTGCGAGTCTGGTTACGCCCCTGGATCGGGCGAAGACCCTGGCCCAGCTCGCTCTCGCATACCGGTACACCGCAGGTGGGCAGCAGCCGGGGAGCGGTGGCGCTGAGAAGTAACCGCCTGACCCGTCGAAGCCCCGGTGTCCACGTGTTGTGGGCCGGGGCTTCGACGTGGACGGAGACGGTGATCAGTCGGGCCAGGATCCAGTTTCTGACTGCAGCGTCCCGAGGTCAGTGGTCCACTCCGCGCGCCAGCGCACAGTGGGTACGCCAGCTCCGTTCTGGAACTGTTCGGGGAAGTCAGTTCTCACTCCCATCTCGACGGGGATTTCATCTTCTCGGTGCTCGACGCGTCCGATGAGGGTGCCCGTTACGGTGATGCGCACATTCCGCGGAACGTCCGGTCCCTGATTGACGAGGTAAAAGTGGCCGGGCTCCCAATCGAAGTGAGGACCCCATTCAACGTGATGCCGCTCGACGGCGCGGGCCATCTCAAGCGCGCGCGCTTCCTCGCCCGCTCGAGCGATGGCGTTGGCCTCCTCCAGGGCGTCAGCGGCGGCCTTCTGGGCACCGAGGCGGCTCTGCGGGCCTCTTGCGCCTGTGCGCTTGACCGCGCCGCTTCACCGCTTGCCTTGTGCGCGAGATGAGCTTGGCGCCATGCGATGCCGGCGGCGACGGTGGCGATGACCAGCAACCCGACGTTGACCCACAGCGATGCCGTCTCCAAAGTGTCCCGCCCCCCTTGCTTGACCCGCGTCGGTCGCGCGGCTACCTCGTTACGGTACCAACGCGTGTCCATGGGATGGGGTGCCGCGATTTCTACAGCGCGAGGTCGTTCAGGGCACGGGAGGCGCGCGTCACATGGCGTGGCTTCGGTCGAGCACCCGTTCATCATGCAACGTCAACGCCGGTCGTCCCCTCAACCGGCTCGACCTGGCCGTACGTGTTGTCGTCGCCGAACTTCTCGTGCAGCGCTTCCCTGAACTCTCGGAGGGCCTCTCGCATCTCCTCCCCCGATCCGTCCGGGACCGGCGACGCTCGCGAGACGGTGAAGAACATCTGGCCGAGTTCGCGCAGCGATGCGGCGCGATCGCGGTGGTCGCGGAGCGTCTTCGGCTTCTCGGCCTCTGCTAGCTCACGGCGGGCTGTCTCGAGGTCGCTGAGCAAATCGGCGCCGAGTGCCTGACGCTTGGCCTCGCTGTCGACCTTTGCGGCGGCGGTGGCGGCGGCGGTCTTCCGCCGGTCGAACGAGACGCCTGCGGCTTTCGAGTATTTCGACACGCTACCGACGCTGACGCCCGCCTCACGGGCGATCTGGTTCCGGGGCACGCCCTCGCGGGCCAGGGCGACGATGCGGTCGACCTGACCCTGCGACAGTGGCTCCGAGACCGGCATGAGCCCCTAGTACTGCGCGATCGTGACGGTTCGGCCGATACCGATCTCGAACAAGGCGGCGCTCAACGCTTCGATGAGGAACTTGCGCCGGTCCGGCACGGTATGGTGCGCCTGACCGTCGACCATCACATGGTGCAGGATGTCTCCCTGTACCAGCCACGCGTAGTTCTGGTGGTCGAGCCCCTCGACGTCCATCGGGTCGACCTGTCCCCATGGGGCAGGCGCCGGCAGCCCTGCCGCGTCGAACACACGGCGGATCTGCTCGACCGATGCGTTGCGGTCATCGGCCGCCGTCAGAACCGCCTGGATCGCGGTCGAGAGCTGTTGTCTCACGTCATCGAAGGGCGTCAGGTCAGCGGCGATGCGCGCCGCCTCTACCTTCGCTGCAGCCTGGGCGGAGGACCGGGCGGCGGCTTCGTCAGCAGCTGCTCGCTGCGCGCGCCCGCGTGCGATGAGGCCCGCGAGGGTCAAGCGCTCTCGCGCCTCGGCCAGCTGCGCCGGCTTCACGTCCTGGCCGTCGACGGCGGCCTGTTCGAGCGTCCGCAGCTGCTCGACGGCGGTCTCTTCGTCGAGCTCGTCGGTCGTGTTCTGTTCGGTCAT